ACGGGAGGCGATAGCCTTGGCCACGCTGCTGACCGACTTCACCCGCTGCGACAAGGTGCCGTCGTTCTTGCCGCCGGCCACGATTTCGACGCGCCCGTCGCCGTCCAGGTCGACGTCGGCCGGAATGAGCGGACGCTCCACGCCGCGGCGGCGCTCGGCGAGGAGCGCGGCACGCATGGCGTCGCGATCCTCGCCGGTCAGCGTGAGGTCAGCCACGGGACAGGTTCGGGTCTTCGGCGACGACGACGACCGGAGTGCCGTCGAAGAGAGGCTGGGTATCGATCGCGGAAGCGGGAACCGAGCCGAGGCCCAGCTTGATCAGCCACGCGTTGACCTGCGGAATCGCCATGAGCCGGGTAATCGCAGCGGCCACCGCCGAGACGCCGGCGGCGACGGCGAGGAGCCAGAGGCGCAGCTCGGAGTCGACGGGGAGGCCGAGGGCTTCGATGATCGTCGGGAGGACGACGGCGAAGCCGAGGAAAGCGGGGATGACCACGGCGACGAGGGTCCGCAGGACGCGCTTGCCCTTGTACCAGATCTCGGTTGCGGCGGCGAGAGCCTCGTTCTTCGACGGCTCGGGAACGGGGATAGGCATGGGGTCAATCCTTTCGGTGGCGGCGAGGCGGGAGAGCCGGCCCTTGCGACGCTCACCGTACACCGCGATCGTCTTCGCGACAAGCGCACCCGCCATAAGGAGCGCGACCAGCAGTCGCCATTCCTCATCCACCTTCTGCCGGAAGACGATCGCGTACGCGATCAGCCCGACGAAGGAGACGGTCGTCACCGCGTATCCGAAGATCACCCACCCGAGCGCGTCATGTACCCACGAGCGCGGCCGACCGAGGGCGAAGTACAGAGCGAGGAACAGGGCGAGCGCGAAGCACAGCAGCAGCGCGTAATCACTCGGGGTCCACAGGTGGATGAGGTCGATGATGGACACGGCGTTAGGCCCCTCTCAGTACGGCGCGGAACCGGAGCACGTAGCCATTCGGCTCGAGCGTCCGGCGGATCTCGGAACTCACCTCGGTGAGGGAGGCGATCGCCGCGTCGGTTTCGACCGCGGCGGTTTCAGCGGCGAGAAGAGCGCGGCGCGCCTCCTCGAGATCAGCTCGGTCATTCTCGCGATCGGTCATGAGCTTTCCCCTCCCACAGGGTGCGGCGGAAGAGCGCGATCCAGGGACCGGAGGACGTGCAGAATCTCGGTCTGGGTAGAGGCGATCGTCGAGACGCTTTCCGTGGCACGATCCGCGCGCTCGCGCTCGACGCGCGCGGCCTCTTTCCACCCGTCACGAGATTCGATCACGTCGGCGGTGCGCAGCTCGAGGGCGGCGCGCTCGCGCTCGTGATGAGCGATGAGGTCAGCCACGCGGCGGAGGTGCTGGCCCTTGGTGATGATGCGATCCGTCGCGAAGAGGAGAGCGAGCGCACCGAGGCCGAGGCCGGTGACGATCTGGTCGACGGAGGTCGTCGACGTTACCCACTCCCAAGGATTCATGCGATCAGGATACTTCCGGGATCGCCTCGGCGTCAGTGGCGCTCGGCTCCTCGACGACAGGCGGCTCGGGCAGGGGAGGGAGGTCGGCGATCACCTGAGCGAGAAACCCCGACAGCTCCTCGAGGGTTGCACGCGAGAGGGAGAAGGCCGCCGAAGTTTCGACGGTCTGCAGGGACAGGGCCACGACGTCGGTCGAGCCGTTGACGGTGGCCTCGAAGCGGGAGGAGTCCCCGCCGCGGTAGGTGACGATGGTGCTCACGGAGCGATCCAGCATGGCGGCCTCCTAGACCTTGATGATGTAGTTGAAAACGATGTACGGCTGCAGGTTGTTGTGCGCGCCACCGCCGCCCGCAGAACTCGTATCCGCGTTGTTCTGGGCGAAGCCGACGACAGCCGAGTAACCACCGCCGGCGGTCCCGAACGCGAGGGTGGTGCTGATACCCGTCTTGTGGGTATGAGAGGGCATTTCCGTCGCACTCAGCGTATGTGTTTTTGCGCCGGCCTTCTCGCCGAGCGCATCGAACTCCGTCTGCGTCGCATCGCGCCCGACCGCGACGCGGCCGCGCGCATCCGGCAGATTGAAATGGGTACCGTCGACCGAGCCGTACGTCGTACCGATCGCATCGAACAGCGCCGGGTACGCCGAGCGCAGGAGCGACGAGCCGTCGCAGATGAGCCACCCGGCCGGGGCGGCGGAGCGGGCGGTGATCTTGATATCCCCGGCGTCGGCGAGCTGGCCCACATCGGGGCGGGTGGGCGTACGCGCGAGACGACGCTCGAGCGTGGTGACACGACCACGCAAAGAGCGCAGCATCGAGGCGAGGGAGCGATCGACCATCAGGCCACCTCGCGCAGGACGCCGACGGCGGAGAGATCGACCTGGATGGTTTCGGAGGTAGCCGTCTCGGTCACGGTCACCTTCTGCAGCCGCTGGTCCTGCGCCACACGGCGGAGGTTCATCACCGCGCGCACCGGCATGATGACGCCGGGGATCAGGTGCTGCAAGCGGAGGTCGTGAGAGAGGCGCAAGCCGCCGCCCGAGGGGATGAGGATTTCGAGCGGGACCGGATCGCGCCCGACGAGCTGGCGGCGAGCCTGGGAATTCAGCTCGAGCTGGGTCGGGGTGTCATTGCCCTCCTCGGAGGAGAGCGAGACGAGCCGCGTCCATACGCCGTAGTCCTCGCTCGGGCCGCCAGCGTTGCCGACGGAGGGCGGCACAGGGCCATCGCCCTCCTCCTCCTCGTCGCGCTGGGCCGAGACGTGGGCGATCGAGGCATGCTCGGAGCCGGCCGCGATCACCTGCAGCTCGCCGTAGAAGTCGGCCTCGGTGAGGATGCGGGTGCGGCCGATCGACTGGGCAGCATCCCAGATGAGCAGCCGACGCCCTACCGCGGTGAAGTCGAGGCCGCCCTCGGCGAGGTTGCGCAGGTGCTCGCCGATCTGCATCTCGAAGGCGAGCGTCGACGAGCGCGTGAGGATACCCTGCGGCCCAACTGAGGCGCGGATATCCAGGTGCGGGATGAGGTTAGCTGGCGGGTCCAGGTTCTCCCAGCGCGGGACCTCGACCAGCTCGGAGACGCCCGAAACGGTCATCTCCATCTCGTACGGCGTCGTCAGCTCGTGCAGGAGGATATCGCGGATGCGCTCGGTCATATAGCGCTGCCCGCCGCCGTCCTCGTTCGGCCAGTCGATCGAGAGAGGGTTTCGATCCAGGTATTCGACGACGTCGTGCGCGATGATCTCGGCACGGTTGGAGAACCAGCGCACCTCGAGGATGGGACCCTCCCAGACACGCTCGGAGCCGCGAAAGATGACGACCTCGTGCCGGTCAGCGATGATGCCCTCAAGGATCGACGCCTGGCCGATGCACGACATACCCGAGACGACAATCGTCGCCCCGGTGATCTGGTCCAGCTCACGCGAGTAGGTGACAGAGGACACGTCGACGAGCTGGTTGATCCGGCGCACACCGCCGCGATCGTGGACCATCACCCGGTGAAGGGAGATGCACGATTCGCCGGAGAACCCGGCCTGCATATCAGCGGCCATCAGAGCATCCTCGTGGTCAGGGCGACATCGACGCTCAGATTACCCTCCGGCGCATCCAGCGGCACGTCGAAGGAGATCAGGTACCCGGTACCGCAGGAGAGCACGGGCCACGTCGCGGGGCCGCCGCCGGTCCCGTAGAGCAGACGGTCGGCGCTCAGAGCCTCGCCGCCGTTGACCTCCGCCCAGACGCGCTGAGCCACCCCGTCGAGCGTGAGCGTGGTGAGGGGCGGGATGTAGGAGACGATTTGCTCCGCATCCCACTCGGTAGCCGGGAAGGCGCTGGGGTCGAGCTGGTCCGGGTTGCGGAAGACGCGAATACGCACCTGGCGCGCAGGGAGCGCGCCCGTGGTGATGTAGAGCGTGGGAACGAGGGCGAGCCAGGTGCTCACCTGATTCTCGGGGATGATCGCCCAGTATCGACGCCAGGTCCCAACCTCGTCCAGGCAGTCGTCAACGATAGCCGGAGGCTGCGGAGGCAGCGGGATCGGCGGGCAGTCCGGGTCCGCGAGAGGGTCGAAGTCGTCCGAGTCCAGCGTTACGCGCTGCGACTCAGAAGCGTTCGCCGCGCCGAGCCAGGAGTACTCGAACTGAGGCGTGCTCGGAGTATCGCCAGAGAACCAGTCGAGCAGCTCGCCAATGGACACCATCGCGTCGTCCTGCAGCACGCTCTCGCCGCCGCGCCAGAGGGAGTGACCTGCGCCCGCGACATCGCGCCAGCCGATCGAGGCCCACTCCGCGCCGTCGGGCGCGGTAGCCTGCACGACGAGCCGGGTCATCGGCACCGTCGACGGGACCACCTGCGCAACGCCGACGACCGCGACACCAATGGGGGCGAGTGCGGCATCGTAGAAGCGCATGACCGCCGCCATGCGCTGCGCGCGCGAGGGCTGCACGTAAAGCGAACCCCAGTACACGCCGCCCTCAGCGACGTCGACGAGGCCCGGCTGATCGACGGAGGTCCCGCCCTCGTAGCCCGCCGCTGCAGCATCCGTCCAGAACGTCACACGCGAGGCGAAGACCCCGGAGCGGCCACCGGTGACGCGGACCTGGGATCCAGCAGCCGCACCCGAAGCGCCGACGCCCTGAGCGAAGGTGCGCCACCCGGTGGCTCGCTTGCCCTGGGCCTTCGAGATGGAATTGTTGACCGTCCCCGTCCAGACGAAGTCGACATCCGCCGTATCAGGGGTGGAGCCATCGAAGTAGTCGCCGGGGTTGGTGTTGGGGTTGGGCTGGGCGACGAGCAGCCAATCGGTCCACGGCGACTCGTAGGTGCCGATGACCGCACGCGCGCGCCACTCGTACGACGCGCCCGGAGTGAGGCCGGTCTGCACGTAGGGCGAGGAGAAGACGTCGGTCGCCACCGCGGCACCGCCGACGAGGCGGCGCTCGAGAACGTACTTCGTCACCGAACCGATACCACCGGGCGTGGTCAGCGTCGCGGTCGCCTCGGTACCGTCGAGCGACGGCAGGACCGACAGCCCCGGCGGGACGACCGGCAGCGTGACCTCGCTCGTGACCGGGGACCAGTCGCTGACACCGACCGCATTCTGGTTGCGCGAGCGCCAGTAGTACCGAGTCCCGGGCGTCAGGCCGGTCGCGGTGTAGGTACCGGAGAAGTCGAGGCCGATCAGCCCGCTATTGCCGGTCGAGAAGTCCGCAGAAGTGCTGTACTGCGCCGCGCGAGAAGTGATCGCCGAGCCGCCATCGCCCTGGTCCTGCATGCGGTAGCGCATGCTCGTCGTGGTGATCTGGTCGAGGCCCGAGGTGCCGACCGGGTACGCGAGAGGAGCCGGCGGCCGCGTCGCGGGGTTGGGGGAGAAGTGGATGCCGGATGCGTTGGCGACACCGAAGACCGAGCCGCCATGGCTCGCCGCGATCGGGTTGTCGCCGATCGCGAGAGGGACCGCGCTCGCCCACAGGAGGATGCTGCCCTGACCGCCGCGGAAGTCGAGGTTGTGACAGCCGCCCCACACGTTGCCGGAGATCGAGACGGTGAAGCTGAAGCAGTCGAGCGCGAACGTCGACGAGAAGCCGTTCGGGTTGACGGCGTACAGCTCGGCATACCCGGAGGTTCCGGTGCCGGTCACACGGAGGAGCAGATAGAACGCGGGGCGGCCCGGGTAGGCTCCGGTCACGTCGGTCATCGGTCAGCTCCTCTCAGGGGACGGTGACGCCGGCGGCGTCGGAGTAGAGGCGGATATCGGAGTTGTTGGCAGCGGTCGCGCTCGAGCGCCAGGTGACCTCGTAGATGAAGCGGATACGCACGCTGGTCGCGCCGGCGGGAGGGGCCGCGCTCTTCAGCGCGAACACGCGACCGGAGATCTCCGCCGGCGACGCCGAGCCGAGGTCGACAGGCGCACCGGTGGCGACCGCGCCGACGTACCACTGGGCTTCCGCGCGCATCACGTCAACGGAGGACGCCGCAGCGCCGGCGACGATCAGCGCGGCGGCCCAGCCAGTGAAGCTCACGCGCTGCGCGCCAGGCGTGATCGCCACGTCGTGCTCGGTGATGATCCGGGCCGCGCTCGAGGCGACCTCCGTCGAGCCGTTGCCGAGGATGCGCGCGCGGAAGGAGGCGGTGCCATTGGCGGCCAGCTCGCCTGTCACGCGACCCGAAGTGAAGTACGCCGCCGGCGCGGTACCCGATAGGAGCGCCGCGGTGGCCGCCCAGCCGGTCGCGTTGGTTTCGAGAGAGGGGTTGGCGGAGTAGTTGGTCGCCACGTCGACCGCGCCGGCCGTCGTCAGCTCGGCGGAGGGGTAGGGGGCGAGGTTGTACGGAATGTCCTGGATGACGACGGTCGGCGTGATAGGCAGCGACACCGGGCGGGTCGCGGAGTAGACCCATGGGCGGCCGGCGGTAAAGGTCCACTCGAAGACCTGACCCCAGAACTCGCCGACATTCATCAGCTCCCGCTCGATCGGGCCGGAGGTCACAGCCACCCCATGCAGGAACCGCCGATACGGCTCGACGCGCGCCTGGTACTCGGCGTCCGTTTCGACGACCCCGCGCTCGGGCGGGCAGTCGGTGAGGTATTCGAGGTCGGTAGCGCCGCAGCCCGCCCCGTGCTGGCCACACGCGCCCGGATCGAGGGCGGCATTCAGCCACGCGACGCCGTACTCGAGCGCGTCCTGGCCGCGAGCGAGGAGCACGGCGCGCACCCGCACCTGGCGCGACGCTTTGCGAGTGCGCCCGATGACCGCGCCGTCGTCGACGCCCTCCGTCACCGAGGCCGCGCGAGTGGAGTCCTTCAGGCCGGTCACGCTGAGGGCGAAGACGCCGAAGAAGCGCCCTGAGACGTCCGCCATGGAGAGGTCGTACCACGGGGCGTCGGGGAGGTTCGCAGCGTTGTACGGGGGGTGCTCGAGCGCCTCCTGCAGCGTTTCGCAGCGCGGACCCTTGAGCCAGTACATCGGGCAGGCCGCGGTCTGCGAGATACCGCGCGCACGCTCGTTGTTGACGATCTCGTTACCGCCGAACCGGATCCATCCGTCATAGCTCACAGCGCCACCTCCTCCGCGATCGCGTCGACGACCTCGAGAGCAACCTTACGGTCATCGGACCCCTTCGCCTGGATAGCACCCTCGGCGACGATCACCGTACGCCGGTTGTCGGTCGACGTCGAGGAGGACGAAGCGCTCGCGCCGGGCTGCAGCGAGGTGCCGCGCGCGGTCATATTGCCGTTGACCGTCGGCGAAACCTCAGCCACCGCGGCCGCCGACATCTCGTCCATCGCCGAGGTCACCGCGCCGACGGAGGCGAGAATACCCTTCGCCAGACCCTGGGACACGTTCTTTCCGTACTGTGCCATGAGGCGCGACGGGGAGGCGATCCCGAAGAAGGACAGGAAGTCGCCGACCGCATCCTGCGCGATCTTCAGCAGCGCGGAGCCGATCGAAGACGCGGCCTCCCACAGACCGGAGACGATACCGCCGACCAGGTCGACACCGGCCGAGATGAGGACCGGGATGAGGCCGATCAGCGTGTCGACCATGGTCGGGCCGAGGTCCATGAGGGCCTGGATCAGCTTCGGGAGGATGATCGGCAGGGCCTGCACGATGCCGGTGAAGAGCTGAACCGCGCCCTGGATCAGGGTCGGGATCATGCCGAGGAGCGACGAGATGAGCTGCGGCAGCATGCCGAGCAGGGACGTGAGGATATCCGGGATCGCGGTCAGTAGACCGGTCACGATTCCAAGGAACAGCTGGAGCGCCGACTCGATGATGGTCGGCAGCATCGAGAGCAGCGACTCGATCAGGACCGGGAGCAGCTCGAGCACCGCGGCGATGATGAGCGGGGTGGCTTCGACGATGCCCTGCAGCACGCCGGTGAACAGCTCGAGCGCGGCCTGGATGATGAGCGGCAGGGCGGTGATGAACGCCTGGGCGAGCTGCGGGAACATCGCGACGAGCGCGGTGATGATCTGCGGGAGCACGACCGGGATCGCCTGCGCGATCGCCTGGAAGAGCTGCAGCGCGCCCATCAGGAGCTGCGGGATCGCGGTGAGGAGCGAGGTCAGCAGCGCCGGAATGAGCGTCGCGAAGGCGGTCACGATCTGGGGGATCGCGAGCATGAGCGCCGGGATCGCCTGCAGAAGCGCGTTCATCAGCGCGGTGCCGATGAGGGTCGCCTGCGTAGCCAGCGCCGTCAGCATCGCCGGGATGACCTCGGAGATGAGCGAGGCCGCGCCGGTGATCACCGAGGGCAGCGCCGTACCGATAGCCGGCACGATCTGCCGGATGATCTGGCCGATGCCGTTGACCATGATCGGCACGTTTTCGGCGAGGCGGGACACCATCGCTGGGATGAGCGTCGCGATGCCGTCGACGACGCCGGCGAGCATGCCCGGGAGCACGCTCTGGATCGACGAGAAGCCGTTCAGGAGCGTCTGCGGGTCGAAGGCCAGGAGAGCCGCGAACGCGCCCGCAGCGAGGCCCACAGGGCCAGTCAGCCCCGAGAACACCCCGCCGAGGATGGGGATCTGCGACAGCATCGGGCCGAGCATGCCCGCGAACGCGCCGAGCACGGGGAGCAGCGGCGCAAGGGCGGGCAGGAAAGACCCCGCGCTCGAGGCGGCGGAGGAGAAGTCGAGAGCGGAGAGCACCGCGCCGACGCGCTCTGCAGCCGGCGCGAGCCGATCACCGATCGCGGTGGCGATCGGCTCGACGACCTTACCGACCTGATCGAAGAGGTTGATCAGGCCGGGCATCACGGCCTTGATCGAGTCGAAGATCGGCTTCTGCGCGGTCGCGCCGAGGCGGCCGAGCGACGCGCCGACGTTGGCGAGCATGCCGGAGAAGGACTGGCCCATCGCCGCGGCCGCGGGGCCGAGGCCCGACTCCATGGCCGCCTGGAACGTCTCGAAGTCGACCTTGCCCGACGACACCATCGCCGAGGCCTCCTCGGCGGTGACCCCCATCTGCTTCGCGAGCAGCGAGAGGGCGGGCACGCCGCGCTCGGCGAGCTGCTGCAGCACCTCGCCGTTGACCTTGCCGGTTGCGGCGACCTTGCCGAAGATCGTCCCCATCTCGGAGAGCGAGGTGCCACCGACCGCGGCCGTCGACGCGAGGATGCGCAGCGAGCGCTCCATGCCGTCGATGGGCACGCCGGCAGCGGAGAAGGAGGCGGCGGCCGAGGCGGCCTCGCCGAGGCCGAAGGAGGTACCGCGCACGGCGTTGGTGGCGGACTGCATCGTCGCCGCGAGGTTCTCGCCGGTGATGCCGAGGCCGGCGAGCTTGGCCTGCGCGGAGTCGATCGCCTCGAGGCGCGTGAAGCCCTTCGCCAGGGCGGTGCCGAGAGTACCGGCGACGACGGCACCGGTGGCCTTCGCGGCCGTCTCGAGCGTGCCCTTCATCGCGTTACCGATGGAGGAGAACGCGGCCGAGGCCCCGGACTTGATCGCGTCCCAGGTCGCCTGCGCGGCCGACTTCAGAGCGCTCCACGTCGACGAGGCCGCAGAGGCGATCCCGCTGAGCGCCTTGGAGACGGCCGGGGAGATCGCGGCCGCGCCGGCGGCAACGGCATTCCAGGCGGTGCGAGCCACCCCGCCGAGGGTGCCCAGCTTGCCGGTGAAGGAGGACATCGCCGCGTCGGTCGACCGGAAGCCGGAGACGAAGTTCTGCACGCCGGTGATGCCCGGCGCGAGCGCGCGCGCCGCAGCGCCACCGAGCGTCCCGAGCTTGCCAGTGAGAGCGGAGGAGGCGGCCGCGGCATCGTTGAAGCCGGAGACGAAGTTCTGCCCGAGCGCGGTGACGGGGGCGAGCGTCGACACCGCGGCGGACTTGAGCGTGCCGAGCGCGGCGGTGAGGCCCGACTGCAGGGAGGAGGCGGCGGCCTTCGGATCGATCGCGGCGGCGAGAGAGGCGCTGAGCGCCTTACCCATCGAGGCCCCGATCTTCGCCATGGGGCCGGAGGTAGCCTTCTCGACCTGCCCGGGGACGGCGGAGGCGTCAGCATCGACCGTGATGCTGACCGACCCGATGTTTCCCGCCACGACGCCGCCCTAGCTCGATCGCGCAGAGCGCGAGAGATCAGCGGCCCCGGCCCAGATCGCCAGCGAGCCTAATGCTCAGAGAGGCGGGAAACGTCAACGGCCTCTCGCACAGGATAGCGCGAGAGGCCGTGCGGCGTGGTATACGCGGGTCAGGCGGGTGCTTTCGGGCCGCCGAGGCCCAGCCCCATCTTGAGGGCGGCGAAGCCCTTCTGCTCATTCTCGGGTGCCCACGGGGAGCGCTTGTCGACGACGCGGACCCCGGCAGGAGGCCGCCAGAGCTTCGCGCGGAACTTCTCGATGTCGGTCGCGGACGAGTTGCGCGTCGCGGACCAGTAGATGAAGTTGGAGAACCGGTCGAGGGGAAGCGAGCGGAGGTCCGGCATCCCGTGCGCCACCGCGTAACCGTCCAAGCTGGCCCATTGGTCGAGGGCGAGCTGGGCGAGGCGGACGGTTACGAAGTAGGGTCCCCGGTCGCCGCCTCGGCGAGCTTCTGCATGAGCGTCATGATGTGCGGGAGGTCGAGGTCATCCTCGGCGTCGTCGAGGCGGGCCTGGACCTTCGCGGCCTGCTTCTTGCCGAAGGCGAGGAGGACCCAGCCGTCCAGCTCTTCGCGGACCTTGCCGGGGTCCTCGCCGGCGGCCTTGGCGCGCTCGGCGAGCTTGAGCGCGATGGTGGACTTCGGCGGAGTGACGAGGTACTCCTGGCCGACGAGAGAGACGGGGAAGGGATCGCGCGGCTCGGCGTCGATCACGATGCGGTTGTGTGCCATGCGCAGAGCGTATCACACCTAATATGCGACGAAAAGCGCCCCGGCTCGCCGTTGAGCCGGGGCGCGGTAGCGGAGGTCAGGCGGAGAGCGAGGCGGCCACCCGCGGCAGGGCGAAGCGCACGACAGCGAGCGCGTCGACCTCG